GTTAACCACCTCTCCTGAGGCCATGAAAGAAAACCCGGACCGCCTATTCTTAAGGTAACACATCCCAAAGGATCGTGAATCTGCCTTACAAGCTTCCCAGAAAATAAAGAATAATCTATTTGATTCTCTAAAGTCTGGTGCCCCGACGTCAATTTTAGACCACTGCAAGTACATGTAATGAGTACCACTAATGTAAGTAGGAACGTCTTTGTTATAAAACCAAAAACCTTCTTCCCTACGAGTAAATTCATTATCGATGTAATCATACCATTGTTCTTTAAAATCTTCTGGGTATTGTTTAAAATCAAAAACAGTTTTTATTTTATTTAACTCTTTTGGATATTCAAACTTACTCCATTTATTGTTTTTAAATCTATAAACATCTTTTTCTTTAGGTAAAGCTATTTTAAGATTTTGTATTTCATATATATCTCCAATAGTTCCATCTTTACTTATTACAACTACATCATATTCTTTGTTGTAACCATACTCCCATTTTTTAGATTTGTTTAATCTTTTTACTACTTTAGGATTTATATGTTCCTCTAATATTTTATATAAACTTTGCTGATACATTACTTAGATCTCCCTTCTGCAAAACCTTTAAAAGTTTTTTGTTTAACTTCTTTTGGTTTAGCCTCTAACATATCTTTTTCTTCTTGTATACGATTAAGTATTTCAAACGCATCAAATATTGCTAGCTTTTTAGTAGCAGCAGCGTTTTTTAAACGATCAGCTGATATGTCGTCGTCTGAATCTACAATAGGTTCTTTAGCAACCTTTATCAATTCGTCCACCGCCTTTTGCCCAGCGTGGATTATATTCAACTTCGTTTCCTTTGTGTTCATACTTAGCAAAGATATTTTTAGATTTCATACAATATAAAAGTTCTTCATCAATTAAAAACCTCCACTCTCTACCTGGTGGATAACCTACTACATCTCCTGTTTTTAAACCTTTTTGTTTTAACTGATTGTTATTATATTTTATAATACCAACTAAATCTTTATCTTTTATTGGTTTTATAAAACAATAGTCACCAAATGTTTTCCATTTATTATTTTGATTAAATAAATATATTTGGTCAGGAGAAGCAAAATACATGTCTTCATTAAAATAAGACGCAGAGTTTCTTTCTTCTCCGTTTTGATCATACCATCTTCTAAATATATTATGATGTACCACTATAATGTCACCAACATTTATTTCTGTTTGATATGCTGTAGGTATCGCTATAACTTTGGCAAACCTACTTATAAACTCAAACTCTTCTATTGAAGTGTTTATAATTAATTTTTTATTACCAACTCTTAATTCATTTTCATATCTTTTATTAAGAGGTGTAATAATAAAGTTTTGAATACTTCTCATTAATATTCTAAATCATACTCAACAGATATAGCCATGTTAGAATTAAATTTCTTCCATGGCAACACCTCATTGTTTTTCTTTATATAAATATTATAAGAACTATCAGTTGAATCTAACAATATACAAGATATTTCATGACCACCATAAACTTGTTGGCCAATAGAATAGTGCATAGCGTCGTTTTTATAGTCAGCGCCAATACTGATTTTTCTTATATTAGAATCCATTAGTCAACTTTTTTTAAGTTTTCTTGAGGAATTTCTTCGTAAGATCCGTCTTGCACATTAATATTAATAGCACCATATTGTTCTTCTAGTTCTTTTTTAAGCTCATCCATTTTAGATTTAAGAACTGGGACTTGCGCTAGCATATCTTGCTTTTGAGCTTCAATAGCTCCAACTTGATTTATTACCGCAGCCATTTGCGCTTGTGCTTCTTGAATTTGTTTTAACTGTTCTTCAGTTATTTTTTTTACTTCTTTACTCATAATTTTAATTTAATTTAATTTTTAATATACTTTACTTATTTATTATTACCTATAGATTTAAATTTTTCCGCTCCACGTGAACCAAAATAAGCCACATAAACAGTAACTAAAAGCGTTTGTAATAACTGTACCCAGCCATCAGCAACGCTAAAGTCTATTTCAAAACTATCTAATAATATTAATATAACCATAGAAACTGTAAGAAATATTAAAGACATAGGCCTAGTGTTTTTACTTAACCATGAATCAGACTTCATATCTGCAGCCCAACGCTTTGATACTTCTTTCATCTCTACAATGTCCATTTCTAAAAGCTTCATAGCTTTTTCTTTATCTTCCGGTGGCAACACCGTATCAGGTTCTTTTTGTATTAAGTTTTTTACTACACCAAATACACCACTGTCTGGTAACACATCACCAACAGTACCTAATATACCTGGAGCTGCTTTACTTAAAAACGCTCCGACTTTTGTTTCGCTAAATTTTTTTTTGTTTGGCATAAGCTTCTTTTTCCCAAGGTAGATTTTTATCTCCCTCATTCATTTTAGATCTTAAATATTTTTTACCTTTCCAATAAACATATTTATCGTCATAGTCTAAATCACCTCTCATTATTTGATCAGTGTGTACTTTTTCATGACTTATAGTTTGCTCCTCAACGTCTTTAGGTAAATTTCTATTTATAACAATACACCCAGTATTTAATGTAACACCGTGGACAGCTGGATCTTTAAACTCTACTCTATACACAGGAGTATTATCTATTGTGTATGGAGGTTTAATTTTAAAGGCCATTATTTTTTATAGCTACAACCTTTTTTATTAGGCTTACCATCAGCACTTCTTTTCAACATGTTTTTAACAACATTTGAAACTGCCGCGCCAGGTGCGCCACCTATTACAGCGGGAACATAATCTATAGCTGCATTAACAACTCCTTTTACCATGTTTTTAGCACCTTCTTTAATTTTATCTTTCATGCTAAGCTCAGTAGTCTCATCTTGTTTCCAGTTTCTTCTATCATATTCTGCTCTTCTTTCTGGACTATTTAAAGGAAAATCTTTCATGCTTGTTCCATTGTTTTGTAAAACACCTGCTTTTCTTGCAATACCTTCAACCATTTTTCCTTGTGGTCCAAGCTTATCTGTATCTACTATAGCTTTTGTAGCGGCTCTATCATCAACTGGCATAAACTGCTCTAGGTTTCTAACTTTTCCATAAACATCACTTAATGGATGTATATTACCTGGAAGCATTTTAGTAGCAGCTCTATCATAAGCCATTAATGTTTGATCTTTTGCATCTACTTTTTTAGTAACATGATGCTTATCATCATATGCATGCAACGCTTTATCTGCTTTATGCAGTTGTTTCTTTGCGTCATAAATTAATTCCCTGTCGTGAATCATTGTATATCTTGGGTGATTACCCGTGTATCCGTGTCCCATTGTTTTAGTTTTAAATTATTATATTACTCTTTCAAAAGTTATTTCTATAGGTCTATTACCTGTAGCTGATGGAAATGGATTTATACCACCTCCTGTAAATTCAACCTCAACTTGTATAGTATCTCCAGCTCCACAAACCTGAACTAGTTCACCATAAAATATTTTATCTCCTGTAAGCTCTGTTGATTTTTGATCAATAACATCTATTTTAGCTCCGCCTGTAGCTGTACCTTCTAGTGAAACTCTCATTTCAACTTGATTAGTTTGATCGAACCAGTGTTGGCAAGTTCTAATCTTCCAAGTACCCGCACCATTAGCTCCTAATGTAAACGTCGCTTGTTGAGTAGCTGTTCCACCTGCCGCGTTAGTACATGTCCAAACATAATTTGAAGTAGTTGTACCAGATGGTAAATTAGTAGATTCTATCAATGGAGTAGCATCAAATGGTAAATAACTAGCCACAGCGCTTGGCCAGTTTACATAAGCTACTGGATTACCATTTGTCCATACAAATGTTTGAAATGAGTTATAACCACTAACCCATTCAACTCCTGCAGGCTTTGCTACTAACATTTGTCCAGTTACACCTGGATTACCTGCTTTATCAGTAATATTATTATTAACTTCAATTGTGTCATTAAAAGCAACTACTCCGCTAAAAGCAGCATCACCCGAACAATCTAAAGTAAAATTTGGTGCGTTAGTATTGATTCCAACTTGACCAAAAGCATTGATATATAAATAGTTTTGAAGAACTCCGTTATCATCTGCAACATCAATAGATAAATCTTGACCGCTAGGCGCTGCACTACTATCTAATGTAAATATTTTAGCTGCAATAACTGCGGCACCAGTATCATCAACACCGTTAAATACTACAGCTTGACTACCTACACTTGGTCCAGCTCCTGTAGCAGCTAGATTTAAATCACCTGTTAAAGGTACTGTTGGACCAGCTGTTAAAGGTAAGTAAGGACCAATAAGTGGTTCTAAGCTAGAGGCTAAATCAGCCGGTGTAATACGAAGATTAGCAGGTCCAACTCCGTCGTAACCTACTATTCCAGTAAAATTATTAATATCCGCTTCAGCGGTAAATTGTGAAAATTTTATATCTGCCATGTTATTTAGTTTTCTCGGATCATTAAGTCTAATCCATTTTCTGTTAGCATCCTATCAACACCATTTTCCATTATTATAAAATTAGTAACAACAGGTGGTGATATTTTATTTTTATTTGGTATAGCTAAATTAGCATTAGCTGTTCCTAATATTGTTGGTGCCATTACAATAAAGCTATTATATCAGATGCTGTTGTGCTAGAAGCGTTTACTCTTCCTACATTAATAGGAATAAATGAAGCGTCTGCTACGTTTTTTAACAATACTGGAGCAGTGGCAGATGTTTGAATATTTACATCACCACCAGTTCCTACGTATAATAAAAAAGAATTAGGTTTAGAATTACCTTGATATATAGCGTAAGCTTTTGGAGTAGCAGCAAATATATTAGCGCTTAGTTTTAAAACCGTAGCACTTACTCTACTTGTTACTTCAGCAACAGTTCCGTCGGTTAAATTATAAACAGCATCACCTTGTGATACACCTGCTGCTATAAAATCAGCACCTCCGTCTTCTAATTCATCTACTGAAACAGCTGTGTTATTTCCACTAGCTATATCATAAGGCTGTGGAATATTTATAGTATCGCTAGGTATTACATCAATAGCATAGCTAGCTTGATTTTGTGGAAAGTTTGATATTGCCATTTTATTTTGCTTTTTCTGTTATTGGACCTGGGCTGTATTTACATGGCGCACATTTTAAATGCATGCCATTTCTACTATTACCTTTAGCCATCGGCATACCGGTTGGATCTAAAGGCCCTTCCCATATCCATTGTTGTCCTACTTGTGTTTTATTTGTTGCCATAAGTTATTTTTAAATTTATAATAAATATGTATCTTCGTATAAACTATTCATGTTGTTCATACCTATATCTGAATTATATTGATCCGCAGCCATATCTGCTTGAGTTCTAAACTCAAATCTATCTGTAGACCCATATTCTCTTCTTTTGTTTTCTGCCGCTTCTGTAATCATACCAGTATCAGCGCCACCTAATATCATTGAATTAGCTGCAAAAGGATTAATCATTGCTGTTTGTTTTTCAAATCTTCCTGCTGATCTTAAATTACCACTAGCATATACTGACCTGTCTTCTTGTCTAGCTGAAGCAGCTCTTTCTCTTGCTCGTATTTCATTTTCTTTAATAGCATTATTTATTGGTCTAGAATTACCAGATACCAATGGTCTAGCATTAACAGGTACCAATGGTTGTCTAGGTGGTGCTACAAAACTTTGAGTTGGTGGAACTAAAGCTGGAGGCATATTCATAGTTACCGCCGCATTTGTTGCTTGTGTGTACCAATCTTGATAAGGCATTATCTAAAATTTTTTAACATTTTACGAATAGGTTGACCACCTGTTATTGAATTAGCATCGGCTATAAAAGGTCTACCTTTTTTCTTTGGTCCATCAGGATCTTGTGGTGGTGAAGTAAACGTAGTGGTTCCAAGTGAAAAATCTTTATTTAAAAACTCATAAGGTTTAAAACCAGTAAGCAAACCGCGACTATTATAGTTTATACCATAGTTACTATTAGTACCAAAAGTTCTATTATCTAAAGCTGAAGAAAAATTACTACCTCTACCAAAATTAAAATAAGTGTTTACTCCTGGTAAAATATTATTTTTGTTATTAGTTTTATCTTTAATTAATTGATCTTCTTCTGCTTTTTTAGCTTTTGCTTGATCAATCTTCATATCTCTTTCTATTAATCCATCAGTAAGTATTCTTCTTCTATCTACATCTTTACCTCTTATTTGATCACCGAGAGTATCTCTATCTAAAAAGTTTTCTAGTCTTTTGTTTACTCTACGAGCTACATCACCCACAGATCCACCACCCTGTAATTGATTTTTAAATTCTGTAGACATGTTACTAAAATCGGCGTCAGCACCAAACTTTCTAATATTCTTTTTAATAGCTCTAGCTTCACGTCTAAAATTTTTCTTTTTTATTTTAGCGTCTAATTTAACATATTCAGGGCTACCAGGTTTTAATTCACCTAATTTTTGTTCTAATCTACTTAGTCCAGTAGATCTACGCTCTCGTTCTTCAGCATTAGCTATAGCATCATCTGAACTAAATTGAAGTTCATTTGCTTTATAACTTACTGGAGCAGTAACATTAGATTTGTCTATTATTTCGTCTGCCATCTTGATTTGTCTTTGTTAACATTATCTATTGAGGTTT